ACCCGCTTATTTGGTGAATCTCGCCGAGGAGCTGGCACGCGCAGGGCGGCCATTCGCCAACCTATGCACGCAGCTGCCGCTCCCATCCGACGGGATGACCATCAACATCTCGCGCGTTACGACAGGTTCCACGGCTGCCGTCCAGGCCACCGAGAACAGCGCCGTATCCGAGCAGGACATCGACGACACCCTGTTGACGGTGGACATCCGCACCATCGCCGGTCAGCAGGACGTCAGCCGCCAGGCCCTGGACAGGGGCACAGGCGTCGACGCGATCATCATGGCGGACCTGTCGGGTGCCATCGCGACGGCGCTCGACGAAGGCTGCCTGTACGGCGACGGCACCTCGGGCGCATTGCTCGGCCTGAACAACATCACCGGGAAGAACGATGTCGTATTCACATCGGGTTCGCCGACGGTGGCGTTGCTCTACCCGAAGATCCTGGACGCCATCCAGCAGATCAACAGCGGGCGCTACGCCGGCCCGAACCTGATCATCATGCACCCGAGACGCGCCGCCTGGATGCAGGCAGCTGTCGATGGCAACGACCGCCCGTTGGTGTTGCCTGTGGCGAACGTGCCGCAGAACACGATGGGTGTCGGCCCGGCAGCCGGTTACGGTCTGACCGGCCTCCAGATCGCCGGCATACCCGTCGTGGTGGACGCGAACATCAAGACGGACACCGGGGCCGGATCGAACGAGGATTCGATCTTCGTTGTTCGCCGCGAGGACATGCTGCTGTTCGAGTCCGCAGGGGCGCCGAGCATGGTCCGCATGGACCAGACGCTCGGCGGCCAGCTGACCGTTAAAATTGTGGCGTTTCAGTATGCGGCGGCGGTGTTTGGGCGCGCCCCGGCAGCGATCAGCCAGGTGATGGGTACCGGCCTGGTCACGCCGACCTTCTAGGCCCTCCCACCAGCGCTCACCCCTAGCCCCTCTAGGGCGAGCAGGGCTACCCCCTGGGCGGTCGTGTCCACCACGCGGCCGCCCAGGGGGAACCCACAACTACGAAAGGGAACCATGCCGACACTTTGGGAGAAGCAGGCCCCGGCCCGCATCCACAAGCCCGAACCGAAGCCCGCCGCGAAGCCGGCAGCGAAGCCGGCAGCGAAGGCCCCGGCCAAGAAGCCAGCAGCGAAGAAGTAACCGGTGGGCAATTACGTCGCCCTGTCCGAGTTGAAGTCGGCGCTGGGGATCACCGGGTCGACCGACGACGATTTCCTGAACCTGGCTATCGACGCCGCCGAGCAGGCCATCGACGACCTGTGTGGGCGGGTGTTCACCGCCGCCGGGTCGACGTCGGCTCGCACCTACCGCGCGCAGCCTTACGTCGCCGTGGTCGACGATGTCAGCACCCTGACGGGCCTGCTGGTCAAAACGGACACCTCAGGCGACGGCAGTTATGACCAAACGTGGACGTCGAGCGACTACCAGGTCGAACCGTTGAACAATCTCGCCAAGGGTCGTGCCGTGTTCAACCTGCGGGCGGTGGGGGATTACCTGTTCCCGGTGTACGGCGACGGCCTCGCTTCGCTGGAAGTCACCGCGAACTGGGGGTGGCCGTCGGTACCCGACGCCGTCAAACAATCGGCACTCATGTATTCCAGTCGCCTCTATGGGCGCCGCGCCAGTCCCATGGGGGTCATAGGGGTGGGCGATTTCGGCCCGGTTCGCATTTCGCGGTCGGACCCGGACATCGCCCACCTGCTGATGGATTACCGGCGCCCTGGGATCGCCTAATGGCCGACATAGCGGCGATCCGGTCAGGGTTGAAAACCCGCCTGGCGACCAGCTCGACGTTCGTTCAGGTAGCGGCCACGATGCCGGACACGGTGTCGCCGCCGTGCGCCGTCATCGACCTGGAAACAGCGACCTACCATCAGGCGTTCGGTAACGGACTGGAGCTGTTGACGTTCCAGGTGACCGTCATCGCGCAGCGGTTCGACACCGCGTCGAACCAGGCGCTGCTCGATGGGCTGATCTCAGGCTCCGGGTCGGTGCGTGCCCTCATCGAGGGGGACGTCACCCTGGGAGGCGCCTGTAGCACCTGTCAGGTGTCGCAGATGACGAACTACGGGCTACTAACCGCCAACGAAACCGACTACATCGGAGCGAATTTTCAAGTGGAGGTCTACGCGTAATGCCAAAAAAGAAGCACGAATACACAGTGGTCGGAAACCATGCGGTTGACGGCCACGAACCAGGGTCGACGTTCTCGTCCGACATGGACGACGAGCAGGCCCAGCAACTCATCGACGGCGGTCACCTGACCGCCGGGAAGCGCCCAGAGGAGGGCTAATAACATGGCTGAACTAATCGGGGGCGCTGCGGCTGTTTTGACAATCAACAGCGTGGACCTCTCAGACCACATGACGTCAGCGTCGTTGGAGATCAACTACGACGACGTCGAAACCACGGCATTCGGCGACACCGTCCGCACCAGGATCGCCGGCCTCGGCGACGCGACCCTAAACGTCACGTTCAACCAGGACTATGCGGCCTCCGAGGTCGACGCGACGCTGAACGGCCTCGTCGGCTCGACGACAGCGTTCGTGTTCAAAGCGACGGGCGCCTCGGTCAGCGCCACCAATCCGTCGTACGCCGGCACCGTCGTCGTCACCAACTACACGCCCATGTCGGCCGAAATCGGCACCCTCAGCACCCTGAGCGTGACTTGGCCCGTCACAGGCGCCATCACCCGCGCAACGTCCTAACCCGAACAGAGGGGCAACATGAAAAACAGCATGAAGATCACGCTTCGCGTCGTCCACGACGGCGCCGAGCGAACCCTGGTCGCCGGACCGGCCGCCATAGTCGCATTTGAGCGACACTGGGGCTTAGGAATCGGCGCAGCGATGGCCGAAATCCGGGTCGAACACCTCGCGTGGCTGGCCCACCGGGCCGCATGGCAGGAAGCCCAGTCCGGCAACGGGCCGGCCGTCAAACCGTTCGACGCGTGGCTAGACCAGCTGGAGGACATAGAGGCGGTCGGCGACGAGGATGATGAAAGCCCTTTGGGTGGTCAAGCTTGACGGTGCAAATCGCGGCTCTCGCCGTCCGTACAGGCATCGGCCCGATGCAGCTCATCGAGTGCCCACCGGAGGTGCTGAACGCCGTGTATCGGGTGTTGGAGTACCAGGCTGACGAAACGGAGAAAGCGAGGCAGCGGCGCTAATGGCTACGCGGACCTCTGGGAACCGGACGATGGTCGGGATCGAGATGTTCGGCCTGGACGAGTTCCTGCGCGAGCTGCGGTTCGCGCCGGCTGAAACGAAAAAGGCGATAAAGCAGGGCAATAAGGCCATCGCCGACAAAGTCGTCGTCGAAATGAAGAAGAAGGCCCGCGTTATCTGGTCGGCGCAGCAGTACGAAACGATCGTCCCGTCGCTGCGGGCCGTCCAGGGCACCGTTCCGAAAGTCAAGATCGGCGGCGCCCGAAAAGCGGCGGTGTCGAGGCGTAGGAACCGACCGTCGGCCGGCGAGTTCGTCATGGGCGCAGAGTTCGGCGGCCGTTTCAGCAAGACGACCCACCAGTTCCCGATCCGGCGTCGCGGCGGTTATGTCCTGTTCCCGACGATCCACAAGCTCCACGGGTTCATCAAAAAGGAATACACCGACAACATCGAGAAGGTTCTCAGAAAGGTGGCGAGGTAATGGCATCCCCAACCCGGACCCTCACCGTCAACTTCGTCGGCCGCGACAAGAACCTGCAAAAGTCGTTCAAGCGGGTTTCCAAAGGCTCACAGCTGATGTCCGACAAGCTGATGCGCGCCACGCGCATGGCCGGCATCGGGTTCGGTGCCATCGCTGGCACCGCAATCGGCGCGGCGATGGCCCTCAAACCGATGATCGACCAGGCCGCAGCGATGGAGGAGGCCCTAAGCAAAAACCAGTTGCTCCTGGGCGAGTCGTCGAAAGCGGTCGAAGCGTTCGCCGATACGTCGCTGGAGTCGTTCGGTGTCACGAACCTGGCCGCGCTGCAAGCCACAGGCGTGTTCGCCAGCCTCGGCGAAGCGATGGGCATGTCGCAGGAAGTCTCCGCGTCGATGGCTACGACCCTCACCGGCCTGGCTGGTGACCTGTCGTCCCTGCACGACGTTTCGGTCGAAACGGCCCTTACCGCGCTGCGGGCCGGCCTGATTGGCGAAGCCGAACCGCTCCGCAAACTCGGCATCCTCCTCGACGCCGCCACGATCAAAAATAAAGCCCTGTCGATGGGCATCATCAAGAACACGAAGGAGGCTCTTACCCCGGCGATCAAATCGCAGGCCGCTTACGCCCTCATCCTAGAAAAGGGCGAGACAGCGATGGGCGACTTCGCCCGCACCGCGGATTCGGCGACGAACGTGTCGAAACGGCTCGCCGGCCAGTGGGTGGAACTGCAAATACAGATCGGTACGGCGCTCCTGCCGGCGTTCACGGCGCTCGTCACACACCTCGTCGAGGTCGTGATGCCGGCTGTGTCAGATTTCTTCGAGGATCCGTCGTGGGAGCAGGGCGCAGTCCTCGCCGGTCAGGCTGTCCAAAACGGTTTCGTGAAGGGTACGGCCGGGTTTGCCCTGGCGCTGTTCGGGGCGATTGCCAGCCCGGCGGGTTTTGTTTTCGGTCAGGTGTTGGACCAGCTCGACCTGGGCGGCAAGATCCAAAACAACCTGGACGATGCGATCGCTGACCTGCGTCTGAACGCTCTGGGCGCTGTTATCCAAAACGAGCTGGGTTCGCTGAACCCGGATTGGGACCGCGGCGACTGGGAGGCAGCCGGCCGCGCCGCCTTTGAGGTGTTCTACGGTACACCCGGTCCGATGATCCCGGCCCCCGGTTTGACACCTGACCCACCGTTCATCCCACCGGCCGGTCCGATGGTCCCTTCACCGTTCGTCGATGTGCCGATCGTCGATGCGCCGATCATCCCACCGGCCGGTCCGGATATCCCTTCACCGTTCGTCGATGTGCCGATCGTCGATGTGCCGATCGTCGATGCGCCGATCATCCCACCGGCCGGTCCGGATATCCCTGGACCCGTCGTCCCTCCTGGACCCGTCGTCCCACCGGCCGGGCCGATGGTCCCTGGACCCGTCGTCCCTCCTGGACCCGTCGTCCCACCGGCCGGGCCGATGGTCCCTGGACCCGTCGCACTACCGACCGATGCCGAGATCATGGAGTGGCTGGGGACAGCAGGCGCCCAGAACCTGCTCGGCGGGACGACTATCAACAACAACCATTTCGACATCACCGGGGTCACAGGCCAGGAGGTCGTCGACGCGTTAGGCGGCCATGTCGACTTGAACGGGCCTTTGCCGCCGCATTGGCAGCAGGCAGCTACCTAGCCGATGGCTTCGCCTACGTTTTCTGTTCAGATCATCCTCGGCGCGTCGCTGCGGGACGTAACTTCGGACGTTCGCGCTATCAAAATCGACGTTGGCCGTCAGCGTGTCCTCGACACGTTCACAGCTGGAACGTGCCATATCTCACTCAACAACGACGACGCGAAATACACCCCGCTCGGCGGCGGCACCTATTCGGACGCCCAGTGGATCAACGCCGAAGTCCGCGTCGGGGTGAATTTCAATTCGGCGAGCAATTCGACGCCCCTGTTCCGCGGCCTGTGCGACGACATCGACGTTCATTTCCCCGACAAGACCCAAAGTGTTCTGATCGTGAAGGCGTCCGACGGCCTGTCGAAGCT